AACGAAAGGTGGCAGCATGAGCAAGAAGCACAAAAAGAAGAAGCAACGGAAAGACGCGGCTCTCAAGGAGAACCAAGGGGTGACTGTTCCTGTTGACTACATGGAATTTACAGCGGCTCCCGCAATGAACACTCGTGAATTTTCGGACAAGACTCCGGGGCCGGTGGTGGATTACTCGGCGGAGCCGGTGAGTGCGAGCAAGAAACCTTATGTCTACACGTCCTGCGCGAAGTCTCACCCGGCGTTGAACCTTGGCAACGGGCTGTCGATCTACGGCGGCGCGGCGCATAGCCCGGTAGTGGGTGACGCCGATATCTACGTGTCCCTCGATCAAGGCCACAACAAGGATTCCAAAGCGCAGCCGTGGAACGGCGGGCGACAGTTCATCTACTTCCCCATCAATGATATGGGTGCGCCTTCGGATGCTGCTGAGTTCAAGAAGATGATTACTTGGCTTGCGGCGCAGATCACAGCAGGGCGCAAGGCTCACGTAGGCTGCATTGGCGGGCATGGCCGGACGGGTACCCTGTTCGCGGCGTTGGTCAAGGAAATGACCGGCAACGTGAATGCCATCCAATACGTGCGCGAGCAGTATTGCGAGAAGGCGGTGGAGTCCCAGTCACAGGTGGATTTTCTGGCCAAGCATTATGGGGTGGCCAAGGTCAAGGCGACTAAGAGTTACGAGCCCTACTCCACAGGCAGCAGCAAAAAGAGTTTTTATGACCGCTACTCCGATTTGGGGTACGAGAAAAACTCGGATGAAATGTGGGAGCGGTATGCCTCGGGTGGCGGGAAGGCCAAGGCCAAGGAGTTGCTTGGGGAGGGGGGTCTGGCCTACAAAAAGGACTCCGACGTGGCTGTAATAGACCCCAAACCCGACGCCGGGAACGTGTGGGGTATCGACCCCTCCGACCCCTCGGGCATTGGCCCGGAGGCGGCGGAAGCGCCTGCTATCGGGGAAGTAATAGGCATTGACTAATACTACTGTTATGGTAAGATACTTACATCGCAAAGGAGTGTGAACATGTCGGTGACATTCAGCAAGAGCGGTAACAAGAACCTTCTGCACCATGTCGGAGTGAGCCCCATTAAGGCAGCGGCGCTCGACGTTGCTGGAGGCAAGTTGGCGTTGTCGGGAGTCACCTTCAAGGTGATCGGCGGCGGCTTCAAGGTCAAAGGAATACTTCCCTTTAGCATGGGGGAGTTGATGAAGATGGGGAAGGATTCCGTCCCGGTTAAAGCGGCTGGAAATAGTCTTGAGTCCGCAATCGCCAAATTTTTATCAATGGTTGACCCTGCGGGTAAGTTGGTTGGTCTTGACCCGGTGGTGCAAGCGTCGAAACCCTTGAACCCTTCGGCGGCATTTGCGGAATTAGCGAAGAAAGCTGTTGTGGTGTCGGATGCGGGGATGCCCGATAAGCTGGCGGCGGCTGGCAAGATGTATCAGCCGGTGCGGGGCACGTCAGCAGGTTCGGTGTACGCGGTTGTGGCCATGTCCGAGTCGATGAAGGTCGCGGTACGGGTCGGGCCTGAGAAGCTGAGTGTGCGGGTTGAAGGTTCCTGCGTAGGGCTTCCGGCTACGTCGAAGAAGCTGGTCGAAATGGGATTCCAGCAGAGCAAGGGTTCCCACTATTCGATGCACATGAATTGCGGGAACGTGCCGATTGAGCGAGTGATCGGCGCGGTGCTGGCGGGCCTCGGGATGGAATTCACTACTCCGGTGCCGGTGCTGGACAGGGTGAAGGAGTCGTGCAAATGATTCCGTTCAGTCCTGAACACGCGGTCACTTTGAAGGTGGGCGATCAGTTCGAGACTGATGGGGTATTCCCCGGTGTGGTGGGGGATACTACGGTGTGGAAAGTGGTGACGATCACAGGGAATTCAGCCCAAGTCATGTTTCATCTGGAGGCCCGCTACTGCGGAATTTATTTAGGCTCGTTCACTTTCTACAAAGGAAAGTTGGAGGGGGAGCATGATTCTTTCCATGATCGGAACGGGAGGAAAGCGCGATGACTCCCCGGTTTAGAGAAGAATTGCGGTTGATCTTTCCGCTGGCCGATGCGTTGCAGATGCGGCTGGATGCGAGAGGCAAGTTGGGCGGTTCCCGGATTAGCGGGGAAGGAGAGTTCTGGATGGGGGCTGGCCCCCTCGAAATTATGCTGCGACCGCAAGTGATGGCCAGCAATGTCGGGAAAGACTACGCCGCGATTTTGGTGAAAATCCAGAAGCGGTTGTGGGCGTATCTGGTGTATTTCAAGGACAATGAGGCACTGCATTTTTTAATCATCGACGCCAATGCAGTGGGGCTGACAGTGGGCAATTCCAAGGTTCATGATCTGCACGACCCGACGAAAATGTTTGAAGAACTGCGCCCCGGAACGGTCAAGCATTATTTGCGAAAAGGTAACAGCACCAGTTGGGTGCCGGTGACTCATGATCTATCTCTGGACGAAAGACGAAGCGAGCCAGCTAAAGAAGAATCTCGGGCTGCTGGTACGCCAGTCTGAGTTAGCTCACAAAGTATTCCCGCACGTCGATCAGCTTCCCCCGGCAGGTCCGGGGGATTTGGTTTTTGCGATGGGCGGCGGGCCGCTTGAAACGCTGGCCAAGTCCGGCATCGTTCCCAAGAATCGCACGATCAGCAGTTTGCGCGGCCAGCCTTTCGATCTACCGGGCGGGGCCAAGGTGTTGGTCAGCTACTCTGCTGCGATCATGGACACGGATTATGAGTGCTACGTGTTCATGCTCATTGACCTACGGGGGGCGCTGCGCTACGCGGCCATCGGCAGCATGAAGCCTGCTCTCGGGGTATATCGCTATGTGTCCGACTTTAGCGAAGCCATCGCCGGTATCAAAAAGAAGCACAAGCGCACTGGCAAGCCGGTGGTCGTTGCGCTGGATACCGAGACCTTGAGCAATGACCCTTACAATCCTCTGGCCTACATCATTTCAGTGCAGGTGTGCTACGAGGAAGGTAAAGCTGACCTTGTATTTTTTGAGAACCGCGAGGCCAGCCTGAATTTCAACGGTGAGCTTTGGTTGCGGAAACAGATCGAGTACCTGCTCACGGCTCAAGATGAAGTATTGCTGCGGATTGCCAATGGCAAGTACGACCTCAACTGGCTGGCCGAGAAGTGGGGCATGTTGGAATGCACGACGTTCAGGATGGACACGACGATAGTCGGCTCATTGCTGGACGAGAACAGATCGAATTCCCTGAATGTCCATGCCAAGATTTATACCCCGCTCGGGGGGTACGACGACGAGTTGAATAGAAAGCACGACAAGTCGCGCATGGACTTGGTGCCTCGGGATGAGTTCAAGGATTATGCGGGCGGGGATGCGGATGCTTGTTACCGGGTATCGGAGCGGCTTTATTCGGCGGTGCTAGAGGAAGATCGGCTGGCCCGGTTCTACGTCAAGGTGCTGCACCCTGCTGCGCGGGCCTACGAGACTGTTGAGCGCGTTGGGTGGCATGTCGATCACGCTTACTACGAACACCTGTCGGATGAGCTGGAGTGCGAGGTTGCTCGGCTCGAAATCCAAGGGCGGGAGATTCTCGGCGGGCGGCTGGTAGCCAAGCATCAGGTGGAGGGTGCCTTGAATCTGACCAAGGCGAGCTTGGTCACGGATTTTATGTTTGGTGTTGGAGGGCTCGGGCTCAAGGCGAAGATGGAAACGCCGAAGTCCAAGAAACCCAGCACTTCGATGGACCATCTGCGAATGTTCAAAGATCATCCCACGGCGGGGCCGTTCGTGGCCCTGTTAGAGGAGTACTCGGGGGTGGCCAAAACGTACAACACCTATGTAGTCGGATTCCGCAAGCACCTGCGGGCGGACGGTAAGTTTCATCCGAGCTACTTTTTATTTTCGGGCAGCGACGATTACACGGATGACGAAGGCGGCGCAGTGACCGGGCGGTTGTCCGTGAAAGACCCGGCGATACAAACCATCCCGAAACATACCAAGTGGGCTAAAAAGCTGCGGCGGGTGTTCATAGCGCCTCCCGGCTACCTGATTCTGTCGAATGACTTTGCCCAAGGTGAGTTGAAGATCGCGGCGTGTTTGTCGAATGAGGAGAACATGATCGCCGCTTACCTGCGGGGCATCGACCTCCATGCGGTGACAGCGGCGGAGTTGGCGGGATACAAACTGAATGACTTCATGAATTTGAAGGCCCTCGACCCGGCCAAGTTCGAGGCCATTCGGCAGTTGGGCAAGGCGGGGAATTTCGGCCTGATCTACGGTATGGGGCCAACAGGTTTTCAGTCTTACGCTTATTGGACGTACGGGGTGACACTCACGCTGGAAGAAGCCACCAATCACCACAGCAGGTTCCTTTACAAGCTCTATCCGGGCCTCGTTAAGTGGCATGAGAAGCAGCGGGGGCTGGCGCATAAGTATCGTCAGGTGGTGTCACCGTTGGGAAGAATCCGGCATTTGCCTTTGATCAGCAGCACCTTTCGGGAAGTAGCCTCGAAGCAGGAGCGGCGGGCGATCAATTCCCCGGTGCAAGCTACGCTGTCGGACATGTCCCTGTGGGCGACAGCGTTGCTGTGGCAGATGGGGGCGCTTGCCAAGGCTCCCACGTTCGGCATGGTTCACGACCAAAATCTGCGTTACGTGCCAGAAGATAATTGGGAGTTCTATGTCAAGCAGAGCGTGGGCGTGATGGAGAACTTGCCCTTTGAAAAATTGGGCTGGACTCCGCAGTTGCGGTTCACGGTGGATTCCGAGATAGGGCCGAATCTAGGCGACCTAAAGAAACTGGCTCACGCCTGATTTGATAGGCAGGAGCTTCCGGTATATCCTCACGGCATGTGTTCGATCAGGGAGGGAGCATGGCCGTACGTATAAAACCGAGTGTGAAGCTGGCGCGGGTCAAGTTGGCGGCTGACACGCAAGCGATAGTTCATCCGATGCTGGAGCTGGAGGATGAATTCAGCAGCCTCTACAACATCGTCAAGGGTGGCAATGTAATCCTTGAGCCCAATTTCAATCCGTTGCGGCTGATGGCTTTGTGCCTTCGGAGCAGCACCCTCCAGCAGTGCATTCATGCGATGGAGGTCAATATCGACGGCACCGGCTACACGCTGGAGTTGTTGAAAGAAGGGGAGGAGGACGAGAAGGAGAAGGCACGGCTGGAGGCTTTTTTCAATGAGCCTTACCCCAACCTGTCTTTTGTGAGCATCCGGCGCAAGTTGCGGGTAGACATGGAGCAAACTGGCTACGGTTTTCTCGAAGTGATCGAGAACGTCCAGAATGAGATTATTTTTCTGCGGAACATGGACGTAGCCACCGTGCGGCTGGTTCAGTACGATGCCCCTGTGATGGTGGAGAAGGAAGTGGACCGGGCGGGCGAAAAGGTGAAGGCCCAGTTTTGGATGCGGGAACGCCGCTTCGTGCAGAAGATCGGGCAGAAGCTCTATTTTTTCCGTGAGTACGGTTCGTCTCGGCAGCTTAATCGGGAAACCGGGGAATGGGCGGCGGCGGGCACTACGCTCCCGCTGGAGAAGCGGGCCAGCCAGCTTTTGATGTTCATGGTGGACAATGACCCGACTACCCCCTACGGATTGCCGCGTTGGATTAACAACACGCCGTCAGTCCTTGGTTCGCGCAAGTCGGAGGAATTCAACCTTGAGTTTTTCGATTCTGGTGGATTGCCCCCGGCGATTATTTTTATTCAAGGCGGGGCGCTCACCAAGCCGATGGAGGAGCAATTGCTTCACTACCTCGGCGGCGGGGCCAAGAGCAAGTACCGAGCGGCAGTCGTGTCCGTGCAGTCGGCCAGTGGTTCCCTCGATACTCCCGGCAAGGTGGACGTGAAGGTGGAGCGATTCGGGGATTCCCGGCAATCCGATGCGATGTTTCAGACCTACGAGGAAAATTGCGAGAACCGGATTCAAGCATCCTTCCGGTTGCCCCCGATCTTTTTGGGCAAGTCTCAGGACTACAGTTTCGCCAGTGCCATGACTTCGTATCGGGTGGCCGAAGCGCAGGTGTTCAACCCTGAGCGGCTGGAGTTCGATGAGATTATCAATCACACGATCATGCGTGGCTTGAACGCCATGAAGTATCAGTTCAAGTCCAAAGCCATTTTCCTGCGTGACGTGCAAATGCAGTTGGATGGCCTGCTCGGAGCTGATAGCAAGCTGGATGGTGATGACTTCATTGAAGCTCTGAATGAGTTGACCGGCTTGAATCTGGAGTTTTCGGAGGAGGCCCAAACTCGTGCTGATGAAGCAGCGGAGGCGGCTTCTGCTTCGGTGGGCGCGGGCAATGGGGATACCGCCCCTGCGGGCGCGGGCGCGGGTGCGCCCCCTCGTGCGGGTATTCGGCGGGCTACTCGGAAGTCCATGAAGTCTGCCAGTGATTTGTTGGCGCTGGCTGAGAAGTGGGTGGTGGCCGCTGGATTGGAGACCGGGCCGAAAATGCCCCCGGAGGAGTGCGCGGCGGTACTGGAAACGGTACGCCAATTGCCGTCGATTGATTCCGCGTTGTTCAATCGGCTGGTAGCAGCCCGCACTTACGCGGACAGCTTGCGCGACCCCAGCGGTTTGGCGGAGATTTCAGCCTGTGCTACTGCGCGGATGCACTGATCTGTCGTGGAGAAGAAAGCCGATATCACTGTAGGCGATCTCGCCACAGGCGGAGGTTTGCGGAGCCCTGAACAAGTAGGAGGAGCGATGCCGATTCAGCGATGCCGGTTGCCCGGTGGTGGAAGGGGGTGGCAGTGGGGGAATAGCGGAAAGTGCTATCCCTCCCGAGCGGCTGCGGCACGGCAAGCAGCGGCGGCTCATGCCAGCGGTTATGGCAAGGCAGAAAAAAAGGAAGAAGTCGATTTGAAATTAGCTGCGATGGGTGGGAGAGGGAAAAGAAAGCGCCGTTCTCGCAACTATGGCTATTAGCCGTGCCGGTTAGAATCGAAGCCTACCTGTCGTTGGAGCGGTCGCTGGTAGACCGGCTGACGCAGGCTTGGTTGAAGATGGCCAAGGGAGTGGTTCCCAGCATCATCGCGGCCTTGCGGGAGAAGGACTACGCCAAGGCCGAGGAGCTGATTGCCAATCTCGACCTAGAACCCCTGTTCGAGGAGAACCGCGAGTACGTGAGATATATCACGCTGTCCGCTATGCTGTTCGGGGCCTCCCGGCTCACGCCAGAGGTTCGCCGGACGGTGGTCGCTCGTATCGGGTCGAACGAGGTAGTCGAGGCCGCTGTAGAGAGCCTACGGGCTTCCGTGATGGGGTATGTGGAGGATTCTATCCGGGCTTTGCTCATGGATTTGGTGGCGGGGCTTTCGCTGGCGGATGAGGCCACGCCCCTGTCGGAGGGGGATACCACGCTGGTTGAGAAGGCGGCGAGAATCGTCAATCCCTTTGTATCGTTCCGCAATCAGGCGGAAACTGAGGCGGCGGCTACTTTGCAATTAGCTGCAAGCCTGCATACCAGCCGTTTGTCGGCCTTTGGATTTACTGCTGAGGCTGATGTGCTGAACGTGAGCGAGTACACGATCAGCGCCCAACTCGATAACCGGGTGTGTCCGATCTGCGAGTACATGGACGGCAAGGTGTTTCGGGTGGCGGATGCGCGAGCTTCCCTGAACGAGATTCTGCGGGAGAAAGACCCCGAGGCCATGAAGACTTTGCAGCCGTGGCCAGCGCAGGATGAGGAATCGGTTGCGGAGTTTCAGTCCTTGTCGGACGAGGAGCTGGTAGATAGGAATTGGCACATTCCGCCGTTCCATCCCGGATGCCGATGCCTGCTGGTCCACACAGATTCAGTGCCGAAGATCACGGACACGCCCAGCTACATTGCAGCTATTGGCGGGGGCACCACGGTTGAGGCGGCTGCGGTGGCAGCAGCAGCGGAGGAAGTGGCGCGGCGCGAAGCCGCCTTGCTTTCGGTGGAGCAAAGTTCTGTGGGGTACGTGGTCGGGCAGCAGGATAGTGCTGGCCGTGAGTACGGTATGGCGTTCAATCCGACAACGGGTGATGTGCTGAAACAGTGGAGAGGCGATAGAAATTCTATTTCGTTTAACTCCCCGGTAGACGGGCCGCTGCTGAAAGATGCGCGATTTATCCATAATCATCCTTCGAGCTTCAGCTTGTCGCTGGCGGATTTCAGGATGACTGGTCACTACGGGATGGACTCGATAGTGGCTGTTGGCATGGACACCTCGAAGTACATCGGCAGAGCCGCTTTTGTTCCGGCAGCAATGCAAGTGCGATACGGCACCTTCATGGAAAATCTGCAAGCTGCAAGTCAAGTTATTAACAATAACGAGCTTGGTCCAGCGGTTCGGGCCGGGACGGTAACAAGTGATGAAGCGATGAGATTTTTTACTCACCTCCAAAATGATGTGCTGCGTGAGGTTGGCGTCGTGTCCTACAGTATGGAGGTGAAGGGGCCGTTGGTGTCAGATGCAATTGAGAAAGTGTCGAAGGTGGTCAACGTGGCGGCATTGCGTAAGCAGTTGAAGGATGAATTTGATGCTATTGTCGGCGGGCTTACTGCGGACGAGGCAGAAATGCTTCTGTGGGCATAGGGGGTAACATGGCCGAGCTAGGTTATTTGATCGACTCTCCAGTGAACGTCTACTCGACGGAAGCCGAAGTGCGGGCATGGATCGCGGAACTGGATAAGTTTCCGCAATCTGATCTGGCTGTGAAGTCAGAGCAGAAAGCTGCGAAGAATTTGCTTGCGCTGCTTGAGAAGTCGTAGTAGCCTTCAATTTCCCCTGTTGTGCTTTTCCCGGCTTCCCCTGCCGGGATTTTTTTGTACGAAGTTGACCAGTAGGTTCAAGTGTCCTAGAGTGCAGCCAATTGCAGGAGGCTGCTGTGACGTACTTCTCCCGGAAGCAAGATACCCGTTTCACGAAACTCGCCTTCGACCCCGAGCAGGCCCGAGACGCGAATGGCCGCTGGGTTGCGGTAAGTGTTGGTCGCGGGGTTTACGGGGTGGAGGGAGTTCGGTCTGAATCGCGGGGCGGAAAAACTATTGTAGTTTCCGCAGGTCTCCGTCCTGAAGAATTTGCTTCTCGGCAGGAAGCCGAGGCGTTCGCAAAAGATTTGGCGGATGCAGTAAGGTCTCCAGAAAAACCCGGTTCATCTAAAAGGAAAAATCTTGGAGTTGTGCTGGTGCGTTCAGGTACCGGCATCGGGATGCTGCTGTCCAAGGCGTTCAATTCAGATCAGCCTCGTGATGATGAAGGTCAGTGGACTAATGGCGGCGGTGGTGGCGAAGGTTCTATTAAGCCTGTATCCGCCCGTGCCAAGCTGACCATTCAGGATGCTGCCAAGGAGTTGGGTAAGCGGGGCTATACGTTGGGCGCGGGGCGGGTTGATTTTGCAGCGGGGGCCACTAAGTACACGGTCACTGACCGGAAGGGTGTGACGGTTGAGGTGAGTGCCAAGGAGATAGAGAAGTTTCTGAAAGGTAAATCTCCAAAGCTGAAGCCCGATCCTGACCAATCGTGAGGTGATGCTATGGCGGAAAATTACAAGGTAAAGCTCGGCTCTGACGAGCAGCGCATCGTGTGGGGCGAGGTGTACGTTCCGAATGTGCCGGACTCGGACGGCGACTACATGAACGAGGAAACCATCCGCAAGATGGCGTACAAATTCATGCAGTCTCTCCGCTTGAAGAACATCGACGTGCAGCACAACAACGCCGCGATCTTGGGAGCCTGCGTGGTTGAATCGTTCATCGCCCGCAAGGGAGACCCGGACTTCATCGAAAGTTCGTGGGTGGTTGGAGTGCATGTACCGGATGATGCGACGTGGGGCAAGATCAAGAAGGGTGAAATCAATGGCTTCAGTATCGAGGCACTGGTCAGCGGCAGCCCCTCTACATTGGAGTTGGAGATTCCGCCAGTTATTCGGGGCCTGACTTCCAAATCGGAAGATCACGAGCATGAATTTTTCGTGTCGTACGACCATGTGGGCAAGTTCCTCGGGGGCCGCACGAATACAGTGGATGGCCACTTTCATTTGATTAAACAAGGCACTGTCACCGAGGAGGAGCGGGGTCACGCGCATCGTTTCTCGTACGTGGAGTCGGTAGCGGGGCGGGAAATTGCAGCTACCTAAAGTCGTGCAATTGGCTGCAAAGGCTTTGTTAGGTAGCAAATCGGCTGATACACTGCGGGCAATTAAAGTCACACGGGTTTTGCGGCAATGCAAATTCTAGTACCGGCCAACAAGTTGGAAAATGTAGACGTTGATTACATTTCCTTGGTTGAGCGGGGAGCAAACCGGGTGCCGTTTCGGATTATCAAGTCACAGGAGAAGGGCATGATCAACCTGTCGAACCTCAAGAGTCTCTTGGCGAAGAAAGCCGAACCGAAAAAACTGGAGCTTTACGGCATCGTGCTGCCGAAGGCGCTGGTGGAGAACGAGCAAATCATGAAGGCCGTGGCGACTGCCGGGGCCATCGTGGACAAGCGCGAGGAAAAGGACGGCGTGATTTTGCTGAAGCAGCAGGACGGCGAAGCAGGCGACAAGGCCGTGACGCTGAAGCTCAGTGACCATGTGGCCGTCGTGCTGAAGTCGTTTCATGGCGTGAATGGGATGGGCGACGGAGCCGACTTCAACGAAATTCTCAAGACGCAGGGTTTCTACCCCGGCTTTTCGATGGCAACCGAGGCCCTGTATCTCACCGTCCGCAACGTGCTGATGGACGAGGCCGTGCGCTCCACCGATCAAGCCGTGTCCAAGGTGGACAAAGCTCTCGACCAGTTCCACAAGTACGTGCTGGATATTCTGTCCGAGGTGCCGACCACCGCGTTCAAGGTGGAGAAGGCCGTGGCCGACACGCTGGAGGCCATTGCCAAGAAGAAGGATGAGGACGCTGCCGCCGCCGCGACTGCCGCCACTGCTGCCGCTACGGCTGCTGCCACTGCCGCCGCAACTGCTGATGCGGAGAAAGTTAAGAAGGACGCCGAAATCGCTGCCAAGGCTGCGAATCGGGATGGCAACGGCAAGTGCAAGGACGGCTACGAGGAAATGGACGGCAAGTGCGTTTGGATGAAGAAGGATGAGACCCCGCTCAAGAAGGAGGAGTTGCTGAAGGAAATCGGCGGGGCCATGCAGGCGCTACTGGGCGAGGCCATGAAGGGCCTGAATACGGCCATCACCGAAATCAGCAAGACCGTCACCGGCCTGTCCACCAAGGTGGACGGCATCACCACGGAGCAGCAAGCCCTGAAGGGGCAGGTGGCGCAAGTCACCGAGTCCGTGAAGAAGTCGGATGCCACCTTGAAGGGGCTGACTGTCGGGGGTGTGCCGATTGACGACAAGACGCTCACCCGTGAAGTCAAGGAAAACAAGAGCGGGCTGTTCGACACGGCCTTCACGCCCGGAGTCCGCAAGAAGTCCAGCGCCTATGGCTCCCTGATCGCGGAACGCAGCCGCACCACGAAGTAACGGCCCAGCAACAACGGTTTACTTTTCATCACGTAGGAGCGATTGACATGACCACCAGCAATCAAGAACTGATCCGCAAAGCGGATATCACGCTGGCCGACCTCGCCGCCGATGGCGGGTTGCTCAGTCCCGAGCAGACCGACCGTTTCATCCGCACCCTGATCGACAGCCCCACGCTGTTGAACAGTGCGCGGGTGGTGACGATGAGCGCCCCCGAGCGCCGCATCAACAAGATCGGCTTCGGGTCGCGTGTGCTGCGGGCTGCGGTTTCGGGTGTCGCCCTGTCGGCCCTCGACCGGGTGAAGCCGGACCTCAGTCAGGTCATCCTGACCACCGATGAGGTGATCGCGGAAGTCAACATCCCGTACGACGTGCTGGAGGACAACATCGAAGGCGGCAACATCAATGCCGCTGCCGGGTCCAGCGCCGGGGGGATGGAGGACACCATCGTTACCTTGCTGGCGGAGCGGGCTTCGCTCGACCTCGAAGAACTGGCGATCACCGGAGACACGCTTTCCGGCGACCCGTATCTGGCCCTGCAAGACGGCTACCTGAAGCTGTCCGGTTCGCATGTGGTCAACGCGGGTGCCGCGACGATCACCAAGAACCTGCTGAAGCTCGGCGTCAAGGCGATGCCCGACAAGTATCTGCGGAATCGGGCGCAGCTTGTCCACTACGTTTCGGTGGACAACGAGACCGAATACCGCGACACCTACGCCAGCCGCCAGACGGCGCTCGGGGATTCCGTGCTGCAAGGCACGAGCCCGGTGTTTGCCTACGGCTCGCAGTTGATGGGTGTGCCGCTGATGCCCAACGCGCAAGGGCTGTTCACCAACCCGCTGAACCTGATCTTCGGCATTCAGCGCCGCATCACCATCGAGTACGACAAGGACATTCGCAGCCGGACGTTCATCGTCGTGCTGACCGCCCGCGTGGCGCTCGCCATCGAGGAAGTCGATGCGGTGGTGAAGTACACCAACATCGGGTAAGCGGCAACAGCAGCAAGTTGACCCTACGTGATAGAAGGGGTAGGCTTTCGCGGCCTACCCCTTTTTTTTGTGGGCGGGGGTCAACCAAGAAGGAGCGATGACGGTGATTAGAAAGAAACCAGCAGTGGTTCCGGGTCAACCGGAAGGTAATTCCAGCAACGGCAAGCAGGCCCACAAGGTTGAAGTGGTTCACGTCAAGACGTATGTCACTCCGACCGGCGATGCTTACTACGCGGGCAGGTCTTACACGGTGACGCCGGAGAAGCGGGCGGAGCTGTTCAAGTTCAAGGATGAGGCCGGAGTTCCGTATTTCCGCGACTATGACCCGGCGCGGTACAAGAAGCCGGTGAAGGACACCCCGGAGAACCTGCATGAAGCAGCCGGGGGTGGCGACGGCGGGACGGCGGCAGCGGCGGAGGCGGAGTCCGGCGAGATTGACACGGCACAGGGGGTGGTGCGCCTCCCGAAGAAAATGCGCCGTTCGGAGAAGGGTGTCACGGTTTAGCGCATCTGGTAGCGGGGGTAGGGTATGGCAATAAAGTTGCTCACGGCGGATGCAGTCATCCAGCGCATGTCCCTTGGAGATCATGAGGACATTCTGAATGCTGTGGACTCCGCTTTGAATGGAGTGACGGCGGCGATTGAAAGCACGTTGGGTGTCAACCTGAGCCCTTTGGTTGACAACGTGGAAATGTACTTGCCCAACGTCAAGAAGTTTTGGGACACCACCCCGCAAGGATTGCTGAGGCTGCGCTTGAAGAATGCCTTTGTGAATCCGGGCACGGTGGAGTTGAAGTTTGCTGACAGCCTCGGGGCGGTGCGTGGACACAACGGGGAAGTCATTCCCGATGACGAGTACGACGTGGATTTCGAGAACGGCTACATTTACCTCGATCTGTTCTACGATTTGAGGTACGTGTCGGTGAAGTATTCCAGCGGCCTTTTGGTTCCCGCTGGTACGTCGGAAGAAACGGATGTGCCCGAGTGGATGCAGGAAGTGGCGCTGGCCTACGTGCCGGTGGTGATGAATCAGAATCAGACCACGAATCGGTCAGCGGAAATGGAGCCGGTGATTGCAGCCTTGTCGGCGCAGGCAGCGGGCCTTCTCCAATCCCACATCAGAAATCTGCCTTTTGCTCACACCGCGATTCTATGATCGAGCTGAAGCTGGAAGGCACTTTCGAGAAGCTGATACGCCGGTTTGAAAAGCTGCGGGATTCCCTAGAAACTGAGGAAATACTGGACGAAGCGGGGGCGTTGTTGCTGAATCGCATCCGCACCAGTTTCTTGGCGGAGAAAGACCCGGACGATGTTTTTTGGATTCCTTCGGCGGCAGCTATCAGGCGTCGGGCGCAGGGGGGCAGCGGGACGTTGTTCGACACGGGCCGTTTGTTCCGCAGCATTCAGCTAGGCACTCGGGGGGTAGGCGAGAGGGTGATTGCAACGGATGTGCCTTACGCTAAGGCCCATCAGTTCGGAGTGCCGGGAAAGTTACCTATCCGGCTGTTCCTTGGTTTTGGGGAATCAGACGAGGCGCTGGTACAGCGGCTTTTAGAGAAGCGGTTTGAGAGGCTCCTCCGTGAGTAAGATTGCAGTTAGCTGCATTGATGATGTGACGGCCAAGTTGCAGACGGTGCCCTTGGTGGCGACCAAGGTGTTCAGCGTGTACAGCGAGAGCGACCTGATGGACGAGGCCAAGCTCATCAAGAAGCCCTGCGTGGGCATCCTCTATGAGGGTATCCATGCGGTGCCGGACGGTTCGGGCAAGGGCATGACAGACGATCTACGGCTGGCCTTGGCCGTTGTCATCGAAAGCAAGGACATAGGCAACCTCGACCGCAAGGATGCGGCTATCGAGCTGCTGGACAGCATGAGGGGGGTGATGAAGCTCACTAAGGCCCCCGGTGGGTACCCTTGGCGTTTCCTGATGGAGGCCCCGGTAGGGGTGCTGGGGAACAACCTCGCCTATGTACAGCGGTGGGCTACTCGGGTGATTTTGACTTCCGGGTAGTTGTTAGGTGGGGGCAGCGCCAGTAGAATCGACGGGCCTAGTTTGTTTCGGCTCGTGCGTACGAACCTTTTGAGAGGATACAACCATGCTTACTTCACTTCCGCAATTGCTCGGAGACGGCGGCGCACACGAAAATGAGGTGCTGGGTTCAGCCCTCCGCGAACTCCAAGGCGAGGATGTTGTAATCGTTGCGGGTGCCCTTGCCGGTACCAAGATGAACGTCGCGCCCCTGCGTTCCGAGGACACTCTGCAAGCCGTCATTTCGTACCTCACTGCGGGAGGCCCGCCTGTCGATGACACGGCGAACTGCTCGATCTCCAGCACCAAGGCGTTTGGTACGGTCACGATTTCCGGCAATCCGCTTGACGGCGAAACTGTAACCGTTAACGGGAACGTCTACACGTTCAAGACCGTGCCCACGGATGTGCGGCATGTCAAGATCACACTGGGCGATAACACGGCGATGGCGGCTGATCTGGCCGAGGCCATCAATGCCTACGAGAATCGTCGCCTCGATGGCAATTTCAATTCTCCGGCAGTCGTGGCGACTTCTGCGCTGGGCGTGGTTACGGTCACGTCAGTGGCCGATGAAGCAGGCAACGGTCCCATCGTCACGGATATCGGTAGCACCATCACGATTTCCAGCACCAATCCGGGAGCAGTGACGGCGACGGTCGTTGGCGCAGGTGTGGGTGACGCCATCACGGTGAACGGAGTCACGTTCACGATTGCAACTCCGGTGGTCGATTTGGATGTGGAAATTGCGGACGAGGCGACCGATGCAGAGCAAGCTGCCGAGTTCTCTCGGGTGATCAATGCTTACCAGAACAAGTTCGGCACGATCAATGCGGCAGCGTCGGCTCTCGGCAACGTGGTCACGATCACGGCAGCGGAACCCCGCACCGGCAACAGCATCATGCTGTCCGAAGCGGCTACGAACGTGGCAGTGACCGGCGCGGGCTTCCTGACTGGAGGCACAGCCACCGGAGGCTTCACCTCCACCACGAACAACGCAGCGAACACGATGCACGTTACGTTCTACAACAAGCGGTAGGAAACGGTAGGAAACCCCCGGACCACA